TTCCCAGGTTCATCTGTTTTTAAGGTTGGAGCTAAGGGTAATGTCGAGCTGGTAGTAGCAAAAGCGCTAGCAAATGCGGGACTTATGCCCGCTAGCTTAGTTTCTAACGTATTGACCGAAGAAGAGATCGCGCTTATACCTGTATATCAAGGGCTATATCCAGGTCTTAAAGCTTCTAAAGGCAAAGGTATTGATCTATCAACTTACACATCTATGGTAGCAAAGGCCAATCAATGAAGTTCTTTCAAAAGATATCTGACTGGGCCTCTGTAGCCTTTGGATCTCCTTGGTTTATCATCTTTCATCTAATTTTTTGGTCTACCTGGATGACAATCGCCTACTTTGATCCGTATCCATATAACCTTTTGACGCTTATTGTTTCTCTAGAGTCCATCTTGCTATCTGGTCTACTTTTGAATGCAACTAACCGTTCTGGAGATGAAGACAGGCGTATTATTACTAAAGATCTAAAACTAGATCAGGAGACTCACAACCACATTGAGGAGCTCCGTAGGCATATGAAAGAAGTATTGGAGCATCTTCGTGGGGATAAAGCTTAATTTCAGTAGCCCAGTTCATGTAGCTTTTGGCGGCACCGCCGCCCTAGGTACTTGGGCTGCTACTGGCTACTCTACAGAGCCAAAACACCTTGCCGCAGTTGTGCTTGCGGGCTTGGGAGGTGTAGCATCTCATAGTGAGAGCTCATCTAGCCCTAATGTGCCTGCTGAGTCTCACATCATAACGCCTTACGCAAATAACATAGAGGAGTAGTAATGAACGCAAAGACAAAGGCTCTATTCGAGCACTACGTCATTTCAACAGTTGTTGCTGGAGTAGCAATTTGGCAGGGTGGAAACCACCACCTAAAGCAGGTTGCATGGGCAGCAGTAGTTGGTGTTTTTGGTCCTGTAATTAAGGGAGCTTACGAGCACTTCCAGACACCAGCAAAGTAAGCTTTTAAGTATTAAGGGCGCTCTACGGGGCGCCCTTTTTGCTATACTACAGTAGATCTTAGGAGGATTACATGGCGATTAAATGCGACAACTGCAGTAATCAAGCTTCATACACAACGGCTGACCCTGGAGTAAATCCAGCCCACTACTGCACATCCTGCCTACCTGCTTGGCTTTACGACCGCGCTAACGCTGGCCACTTCCCTCTTATGGAAACTATTGAAGAGTCTGCTGTAGAAACTCCTGTAGAAGATAAGCCTAAGAAGAAAGCTGCAACAAAGAGCTCTGACGTTCAGGAGTAGTCGTGGGAATTGACTACGAGGTTTTTGGCGCCTACACACCTAGAAGCCGAGAAGTTGACGACGAATTAGANTTGGTAGCTCCACATTTAATAACAAGGATTGACGCCCCACAAGCGCACCCAGTCCCCAATAAAGTTACCCACGCTTACGGTCCATTTTCTCCAGAGCTTCTTAAAGAGCCTNAGATAGTTATTGCTACCCCAGCATTTAATGAAGATGGGTCTGANTTTCCTCTAGGAGCCACTACTCAAAATAATTTTAAGCCGCCTAGGTATTTAAGGTGCAGTGAGTGTATGGTACGTGTATTAGAAACAGAGACCGCTGACCATGTATGTGAGGACTAATGGCTAGTAGAAAAGCAGCGCCGTTAAATCCAGATGACTTCTTTAAGACCCAGCGGTCTAATGAATCTGTAAAAGAGTATCTATCAAAGCCTGAAGAGGCGGATATAGATATTGCTATCCCAAATGATGTTACCAACGTTGGGTTTGAGACAACAACCGCCCCAACTAGAAAACCATCTAGACCACGGGCGCTAACTATTGCGTACAACCCAAATACAAAGACTGTTTATATTGTGTTTAGAACTAACCACTGGCACCAATATAACGACGTCTCTACTGAGGTCTGGCTTGGGCTAAAGAACGCAGAGTCTACTAATGACTACTTGCCTACTCTAGAGTCCGCTTGCTCATCCCATGAACCAGCTCAGTTAAGAAACCTATCTGCTGGTACTGTGGCTAGACTAAGTGACTCATCTGCAAGAGCCTCGTCAATTCAACGGGGAGACCTACGTAACTGGGGAGCTTTTGACTTTTTCAAGGAGAACTAAATGAAATCATACGGACCACTATACGGCGGAAAGCTAGATTACTGGCACAGACACCTACTACCGGTTATTGAAGTGGGAACCACCCAAGAGACAGATCGCCCTTATCGGCTTGGAAAGTGCTTGGTCTTTCGCGTACCATTTACTCATCCAGGCTTTTACTTGGGTGTTTGGTTTAAGAAGCCTAACATTGATTTAGATGACGAAGACTCTATTGATGCACTTCTATTCAGGACTATGAGAGGCCGCGATGCTTGGAAGCCTCAGGATGGACTATTTAATGAAACTTTTTTCTCGGAATAAGGTCTGGGACAAGCCATTCTCTGAGAAGGTGTCTAAGAGAGTATCTAGGCTACAAACCCCTGAAATTGAGGGCTGGTTAGATCAATCTATCTATGAGATCGGCCGTTGCCTTTCTATGTACCAGCGCAGTAGAGATGACATCTATTTAGACGAGGCTCTAAACGGGGCTGAGGCTCTTCATGCCATGGTGGATCAACTTAGAAAGCGCACGCCACGCCGTTAAACTGATTTGTCGACAAATAGACATTTATGTTATTATTGTCTACGCCTCTCTTCCTCTCCCCGTAGATGGCGCAAAGAGCCTATGTTTAACGACTTAGGCTCTTTGTTTTAAAATAAACTAAAGGTTATATGGACCAACTAATAGATGACGAAGACGAGTTCTATCCGGATGAGATAGAAGAAGAGCTTGTAGAAGACGAAGAGGTAGAGCTAGATGAGCTCTCCAAAGCCTTTGTTAACAAGCTAGTTGACCGCTGCATAGAATTTCAAACAGCTCTAGTTGGACACGAGCTTCACCCATACCAAATGCCGCTTGCTCGCCGCATTATTGAATCAGTCATTATTAATGACAGTGAAGAAATTACAGCCTTAGCAGCCCGTCAGTCAGGTAAGTCAGAGACTATTGCTAACACCGTAGCCACCCTTATGGTTCTACTTCCGCGCCTAGCTAAGATGTACCCAGACCTGCTTGGTAGATTTAAAGACGGAATTATGGTGGGTATGTTTGCCCCAGTTGAAGGCCAGGTAGAAACACTTTTTGGTCGTACTGTAAACCGTTTAACCTCAGATAGAGCGCTAGAGATTTTGGGTGATCCAGAGATCGACGATAGCGTAGGTCGTGTTGCAGGCGTTACTCGTCAGATTAAACTAAAGAACTCTGGTTCATCTCTTATGATGATGACAGCTAACCCGCGCGCAAAGATTGAGTCTAAGTCATTCCACCTTATCGTTATTGATGAGTGCCAAGAAGCAGATGACTTTGTAGTATCCAAATCCATTGCGCCTATGTTGGCCTACTATGCCGGAACTATGGTTAAAACCGGCACCCCAACCACGCACAAGAATAATTTCTATAACAGCATCATGCTAAATAAGCGCAGGCAGACTGCCCGCACTAAGCGCCAGAACCATTTTGAATGGACATGGCGAGATGTTGTTAAAGTAAATGCTAACTACGAAAAGCACATTAAGCGTGAGAAGCTCCGTATTGGTGAAGACTCAGATGAGTTCCAGATGTCATATAACTGTAAGTGGCTTCTTGAGCGCGGTATGTTTGTTACTTCAACTGTCATGGACAAGCTTGGCGACACCTCTATGGAAATTCAACGCGCTTGGCATAGAACCCCAGTAGTTGTTGGCATTGACCCTGCGCGTAAGGTTGACTCAACAGTTGTTACCGTAGTCTGGGTTGACTGGGATCGCCCGGATGAGTTTGGCTACTTTGACCATCGAGTACTTAACTGGCTAGAGCTACAAGGTGATGACTGGGAAGACCAGTACTTCCAGATCGTAAAGTTCTTAGAGAACTACAACGTTATGTACGTAGGCGTAGACGCTAATGGCGTAGGTGATGCTGTGGCTCAAAGACTAAAGCTTCTTCTTCCTAGAGCAGAGGTCTTTGCTGTAGGCAGTAGCCAGCCTGAACAATCTAAGCGCTGGAAGCACTTAAAGGCGCTTATGGACCGCGAGCTNATTAGNTGGCCNGCCCACGCTAAGACNAGNAAGCTNCGTAGTTANCGNCGNTTTNGNCAGCAGCTAGAAGACTTGG